GATGAGAACCTATACTTGGTATCGATGTACTTGCGGCCATCGTGGTGCCGTGGTCGTCAGCGAAAACGACCAGCCTTACTCCAAAATGTGGGAAAGTACGAGCTTGAAGGAACTCGCCGGCACATCTGAACACCCTGTTTGCCCCAAGTGTAAAGCCGTCCTGTCCGCATCGAACATCGAACACGAATAGGGAAATGCCATGACGCGCTTTATTATCTACAGCATCATATATTCTGCAATTTTCTGGCTCCTCTTCCCGCCTGGTGACAAGTCCTACGCTATCGTCGGCGGACTGCTAGTTGCGGCGGTGTCGATAGGCGTCTCGAAGCTATTCAAAATCGGCAAATGACGCAATGCGACGGCTCGCTCAGTCAGCCTCTTGTATTCCCTCATGGCCTCGCCCAACATAAGCAGCGGGCCGTCGCCATACCAATCCTCGGTACAAACGGAGCATCCGAGAAAAGCCCCAGGATTTCCGTCGACTGACGCCTCTTGTACGATCACCACGGAATAGCCATTAACTTGCGGAGTGATCGCGGTCAATTTTCGATTCATGTTCAATTTCGGTGTTTCCTGAGTTCCGCACATCAGCAGCCAATCCTTCGCAAGAAGAAATAATAGACCCACATTACCAATAACAATAGCCCGTAGATCAGAGTGGGCCGGACGCGTCGCGCACGATAGGATCGTATTGCCCCAACCACCAGAAGACCCAATATCAGTATCCCGGTAAGCGGAACAAAGATATCGGACATGTCGTCGCTTTCGGTTGGAAGATCGCAAAACGTCGTTACCTTGCCGTCATGAACCTCGCCCTCGAAAGCGTCGTATGGTGAGGTTGTCCCAATGAGTATAAGCAGCGCCACCAATAACGAGTATATTGGCGCGATTAGGGCCATTAAGAATTTACGAACTTTCATATTAGATTCCCAGCAACCCTGTTACTTCCATGCGATGCTCCATCATTGACCTACCGTATGATGACCATTCGCGCTTCAGCGTATCTTTCGGTGAGGCCATTGAGTCTTTCAAATCCTTTATTGAGCGTGCCGTCCCTCGGTTATAGCGAATCCCCGCCACCATAAATTGCTCATCAGTAAGTCTGCGTGTATTGGCTGTTGGGTAGTCACGCAAAATCGTCTGCCGCAGGAACTTCGCTACAACGTCGATATTGAACACATCAGTTTCAAGACAGTCAGTCAGCTCTCCTTGCTGCTCACGAGTTAATGGCGCACCTTTGTAACCCATAGCCGATAATGCATTCCTTAACTGAATCTTGATCGCCCCTTCAGACGTTGCCATTGGATCACCCGTTCCTGGTACATACTGACGCAGAGGCAGGGCGAAATGATGTTTAATGTAAGGAGCCTTTCCACCAGCTTCATTGTAAGCGACGCACCCGAGAAGATCGGGGGGTATCTGCTGCAAATTTGCCGAATAAAGTATCCGCAATTTGTTATAGGACACCCACGCCCTTTTATACGCCCATATTTGCTGCATGCCGCCATGTGTATGTAGCCATTTCCAGTTTGGCGTAGCCCTCCCCGAGATCATTTGCCAAGTTGTCCATTTCGGAAAATTTTGCGGGGTGTACGTACAAAATTGGTTCGAGTCTGCCATTGTCGTTTAACCATCGAAAGTAAAATTTTCGCTATTATACTTGGCTTTTCGACAATTGTTCACCTGTCATAAATGACAGGCTGCAATACACTGCCGCCGCAGATCGTTGCAGCACAAGCCGGCACGCACTTTCGCCATTACTTGCGCGTATATCAGAAACGCAATACAATGAAGCCTGACAGAAGTGACGCACGGGGTCGTTCCCCTATTAAGGTTTCATGGAGTCCGCACTGTACCACCGTCTTCCAAAGGATAGGCTGCCTCCCTAACGAAGAGGAGAATACCGGTTCGAGTCCGGTCGGTGGCGCTTTTACAATAAGGCAGGGCCGCATCCAGCAATGGGCGCGTTTCGTTAATCCCTAGATCAGTGGGGGCTTGCCGAATAAATTGATCAAGTTGACAGGGAAAAATGCATTCCGTGGTGGTGACTACTGCAAACGGAGGCAAGTCGTATAGTTATGCTTTTCCAGGGCGCCCTTCTTAACCGGAGGGCGCTTTTTACTTTCTGGCAACGCTATGCTCGCTCGCGTCACACAATTCAGATATCGGGGCGTTCGCCGATCAGACCATGACATCACCAATGACCCAGGCGTTGTTGGCAAGGTTTCCCTTTATTCCGTCGCAAACTACCTCCAGATGACGGTCTGCGACCCGAATGACGTTGGCATAGCGCACCTGTTGCTACCCGCCTTGTTCGAGCCGGTCGTCTTCAACATCATCAATGGCGGCATGCTCTTTCGCGGCTACCAGCGCGAGGGTGAGGGCAAGCACATGCCAACATACTTCCAGGAGTGGCGTGTCGAGCCACTCCCACGCTAGGCGCCCATAATACCGATATTATCCGCTCCTTAAATACGTTTACACTGAAATACAGAAAGGCGCATAATCGTCTTTCCTCATTATCGTAAATGCAGAAATGGAGAAATGATGATATTTGGAATCCTGAACCAAAAGGGCGGCGTCGGCAAGACCACGCTATCCGTCAACCTGGCCGCATCATTGGCCCGCAATGGCAGCCGCATCCTTCTGATCGACGCCGACCCGCAGGGGAGCGCCCTGGATTGGGCGGCGGCGAGGGCCGAGGGCGCAGAAGTGACTGCCTTGTTCTCGGTGGTCGGCCTGCCCCGGCCATCTGTCCACAAGGAGATCGGGGCCTTGTCGGCCGGCTACGACCATGTGATCATCGACGGCCCGCCGCGCGTGACCGACCTGGCACGATCGGCCATGATGGCGTCGGATGTGATCGTTATACCGGTGCAGCCAAGTCCATACGATGTGTGGGCGGCTGCGGAGGTGATAAAATTGGTCAAAGAGGCTTCTGTATATAAGGAAGCACTGAAATCATGTTTTGTGATAAACCGCAAAATCGCAAATACTGCGATCGGTAGGGACATTGGAGCCGGTCTGGCGGCTTATAGCACGCACGTACTAAATGCGGCAGTCGCGCAGCGTGTCGTGTTCGCTGAAGCGGTTGCGCAGGGCAAGTCAATTTTCGAGATTGACGAGCGCGGGAAGGGCGCCAGGGAGATCCAAGACGTCGCAGACGAACTCATAAAGGGGTGGTGAAATGGCAACGGGCGGCAAGAAGGTTGTAATCGGGGCGAAACCTAATGTCGCCCGAACGCCAGACAATTGGGTCGACGACAAAGCATCGTCCGACCCAACCAAGCGGCTGACACTGGACATACCGGTCGAGTTGCACCGGAGGATCAAGGCCGACTGCGCGGTAAAGGATGCCAGTATGGTCGAGGAGATTACTAAGCTGCTGGAAAAGCGCTGGCCGAAGTGACTACATGTGGCGAGAAGCATTTGATGAAGTCCCGGCTCATTACTGCAAGTCGAGGGTCAGGGCATTCGCCATCGTTTCAAACTTTGCCTGCTCTTGCTCATCGGCACGAGTGCCGGCGGCGTCCATTGCCGTCATCCATTGCGCAAGCATTGCCTTGGCTTTTGGACGAATGGCATCTGACTGGAAGAAGCCGAGGATGTGCCCAGCTTCGAAGTCCCGCGCCCGCTCACAACTGGCCGGCAATAAGTTGTGACACATGCGCAGGTCGTTTCGCAGAACTTTGATCGCAAGCCGCTGCTGGTCGACGGAATCAGCCGCCTGCGTTGACGCAGCGCACAGCGCTAAGATGCCTACTAGAATTGCCTTTTTCATACTCTCTCCAAAGTTGAGGCGAATTTTACACTGACGGGTTGCCACCAGTCATCTTTTCAAGCCACTCACGCTGCTCCGGCGTGAGGCTCTTGAGTTTCGCCAGGAGCGCCTTGTCAACACCGCCGCGCATGTCAACCTTCTCTTCGCGCCGTCGGGTAAAGTAGGTATCCATTTCGTTCATGTCGGCATTGTCCAACATGACCTCGACGACTTCGCCCTGGCTGATCTTGTACTTCTTAGCCAGCTCGGCCAGGTTGCGCTGGTGTGGCTTGCTTGTGGTGATGGTGAAGCGCGCCGTCTGGTCTTCATCTTGCATGATAAATTCTCCCGTGATTTTCATTCGCATGCTTATTATAGCGCATGAAAAAAGCGCCCGAAGACGCTTTGTGATTGACGAGGGGTATTAACTGATGGCGGCGTTGAAACCAATCTTGGGATCATCGTCTTCTTCCGGCGGCCCTTGAGCCAGCAGCCCGAACGGCAAGCGCTCGATCAGCAGCGGCAAGACCAGGATCACCAGCGGATTGTGAGTCACGTACAGCGCCCCAAGAACGAAGAGCAGGATGGCTACATTGAAAAATACACCATGATTCATAGGCTCTTTCTGATAAGTTTTCGGTGACTTACTTTACGCGAAAACTGACAACTTGTGTATAAGGGTTCGTTGATTTCTGATAATATTACGCCACATTAACTTTGTTGCAGCTTCCACCATTTGGCCGTCTGGTCTGCTAAGTCAGGGATTCAGGGGCGGGAATATGACACTCATGGCCGACGAGTGCCCATTATTGCCTGCGCTCGGCAACCGTTTCGTAAAGCAACTTCAACCCTCCGGGTTGAAAACGCTCTTTAGAAACGGTGTATAAAAGTGGAGAAGTGTATGAAATTCAAGGTTCTGTATCAAGTCAACGATGAGTTTGCAACTGACGTGATCGAGTCTAGCGTTATAAGTGGTCAGGCGTTTGCCGAAGCTATGAAGCCGCTATACGAGAGAGCGGGGGTCGAATTTCTAGGCGTGGTATCGGTCGCTGAGATAGATGTTGATGTTTGGTAAGTAATAATGGGCCGGGGTCAAACCTGGCCCATTTCCATTTTAGCGTGGGGCGGGTCTTGTCCATTGGGCAAACTTGGCCGGCAATGTTATGCTCGGATGGCCCGCACTTTGCGGCACAGCGAACACTGAGTAGGCACGCATGAATAAAATGACTGAAGCGGCGAGACTGGCGTGGCAGGAGGCTTATTTCGCGAGAATTAATTGGAAACATCACCTGCTGGATATTGCGAAAATGGCTCTGGCAGACTTCGAGCGCGATTTGGACAGGGATCATCAAGATAAGCCTCGCTCAACAATCATCAGTGAGGAGGTTGCAAAAGGCTTGCATGACGACGCGAAGAAGGTGATATGGGGTGACTCAATTTGCGTTAGCTTTGGCGCGAGACCAGTGGCAGGAATACCGGTGGTTTCTGTCAAAAGACAATCCACAATAATGTCAGAGGATTGCGCCTCATTGGTCATTTCGCAATTTATCTCGGGGTCTGTCTTTGCGATGATTTATCCGCCCTGTTCGGAAGTTTTAAAGCCTTCCAAGAAGTGCTATATGGTTGCCGTATGGCGCAACCCTAGAACGGCAACTACAAAGCAAATTAGAGGTCTATTAGACTTGACACACAAGGTGGATTTGTTTTGCGGAACGGCAACTTACGGCAACAATACTGGCGCAAAGTTGATGGCGAAGTTACAGGCTAAGGATGAAGGTCTTAGTGGCGGCAAATCAAAAATAGGTGCCAATCTGAGGTACGCTTATTACGTGTTATCGGTGGCGCTTAAACTTCACGGAGTTCCCGTGCCATTCGGCATACCGTAAGCGCTTGCGTAAAGTTGCCTCCCAGGGCGCTCTTCATGCCGCCAGTCTCAGCTTGCCGAAGCCCAGCGCTTCAAAGTCGAAGTCATTGCCAGCCTCCAGCACGTTTTCATCAAAGCCAGGCGTTCCCTTGATAATCGCCAGTCGTTGCTGCGCGTGGCCGCGCAGGTGAAGGTTGTGGCTGTCGTCGAAGTCGGTCACGAACGACTTGTTCGGGCCTGACTTCTTCGAGCGCAGCCCGCGACCGATCCGCTGGCGTAGCGCGACCTCGGCTTTGCCGCCGCCGGCGAGGCAGATATGACCAACCGAGGGCACGTCGACGCCGACGTCAAGGATCGTGGTGCCGATCAATACGTCGATCGTTCCGTTGCCCAGGCGAGCGAGAGCGGCTTTGCGGCCATCCTGATCATCCTCGCCCTGGATGAACATGACGCGTAGGCCGCGCGCGGCCATGTCCGTCGTAAGAATCTCGCCGTGCTTCGTCTGCTGAATCAGCACCATCGACGACAGCCCGTAGCGCGTCATGCGCAGGCACTCGTCGACGATCGCCTTGTTTCGGTACTCGTTGTCGACAATCCCGATCCGATAAGCTGGCTGCCAGCCGGTGTGTTTGTGCAGCTTGGTTGGTTTGTTCGGCAGCGAAATGATCTTGAAGTGCGGCTGCGCCAGAATGCCGCGATCGATCAGCATCTTCTCGGTTATCTTAATGGCTATGGGGCCAGAGCAAGCCATTAGGCGCATATTCGACTCTTCCGAGTCCTTCATGAATGGCGTAGCGGTCAGCGCCAACCGGTAGTGTGCATTCTTGCAGTGCTGAAGGATCTCGTAATAGCTATTGCCGGACGCTTCGTGTGCTTCCTCCAGGATCACCAGACCGAACATGCCAAGCAGGTTGATCGTCTGGGCGCGTTCCTTCATGTGCTGCTCAACCTTGATCGCGGCTTTGCGCTTCATGCTCGCCTCGGTAGGGCGAGCTGCCTCCTGCTCGATCTCGAAGGTGGCCAGCGCTGCGCGAATCTTCGGCTCTGGCATTTTAATCATCTCCAGATCCTTGCGCATCGTTTTTGCCGCCTTCAGCTCCCGGTTGACCAGCGCGTCCATCATTCGTTCCAGCTCAGACTCGACCGTCTGCTCTTCGAGACGCGCGATCAAGGTCTGGACCATGCCAACGCTCATCTTGCGAACCGCAGAGCGCTCTAACCCGTCCTCGGTAATGGTGTGCCCAAACTGACCATCGCCCAATACCGATACCTTGATCTTCAGGTCGCGCTCGAACGACTCCTTCATCTGGTACATCAGGATGCCGCGCGTGGTTAGGAAGAGGGTAGGCATGCCGAGTCGAGCAAAGGCCATCTTTGCGATACGGGATTTGCCGCCGCCGGTAGCCACCTGGGCGATGATCTGTCCATGTCTAACCAGACGATTGACGACATCGTACTGATAGTCATAGCGCGGGTCGTCACCGAACGCATCAACGATCGGTTTGAGAGGGCCAAGCGGTGTCGGCAAGGGCTTTCTAACCTGATTGACCGTGTAACCCTGTGCGCGCAGCTTGGCCGCGACAAAATGCACGAAGCCGGCAGGGAAGGTGCCGTTCTTGAAGTGGAAAAAGCTACTTCGGCCATCCCACGTGCCGCCCTTGAAGGACGTCATGTGTTCGGCGCCGGCCACCGCGTACGACAAGATCGCCTGAACCTGCATCTTGACCTCAGTCGACGGTTTGTGCAGCTTTGCCACTGTCGCGTTGCTGGCAATTGTAATTATTTCACGCATGGGGGTTGCCAATCAAAAATATATGGAGTAAAGTATAAGTCAGTAGTGACTTATTTTCAATCAATCTGGGCGTATCCATACGTTTATGCAACAACAATTCAAGCAAGGCTTCGCCAATCCCGCCGATCTGGTTCCAAATCCCTGGAACACGAACAAGGTGGCTCCCGAAAACGAAGCGAAAATCGACGCTAGTCTCAAACGATTCGGCATGTTCAAACCGATCATCGTGCGCGAACTTGCCGATGGCACGCTTCAAATTCTCGGTGGCGAACACCGACGCGACTCCGCAATCCGAACCGAACTTGGTCAAGTGCCGATCATTAACCTCGGCAAGATCACCGATCAGCGGGCCAAAGAAATCGGCATTGCCGATAACGGCAGGTATGGATCGGATGACACGCTTCAATTGGCTGAACTCCTTGAAAGTTTGGGCGGCGCTGACGAACTTGGTACGTTTTTGCCTTACTCCGACAACGACTTCATGTCGATCTTCTCAAGTGTGAATATAGCTCTCGATGAGCTTGATTTAGACGACGACGTACCGCCCCCAAGTAAATCTTCCGAAAAAGCGGTACAGACCCACGCGATCATGCGATTCAAGGTGCCGGTCGGTGACGTATCGAAAATCACAGAGCGCGTCGAGAAGGTCATGAAACAGCAGCGATTCCATGACGAGGACTCCCTCGCCAACGCCGGCAATGCGCTGGTACACATTTTCTCAACGGTGGAGATCTAAATGGCGCGCTGCAATGGCAGGGGCTTTGATTGCTGCGATAGCTGCGTCAAT